ATAGGCACTAAACCCGTTTATAAACTAACTCTAGATGGGATAAAGCTTCATAGTGATATTGGAGAATATTTTAGAGCATTGTCAATTTTTCCTGGTTTACCTTCTAAGAATGAAAGATGTATCTTTGGAATAGACTTAGGCTATACAGAACCAACTGCTATTATAATATTAGTAGAGGATTCCGTAGGGAGGTTACATTTCCATGGAAGAATTAAACTAAATAAAGTTAATTACTATATTCAAGAGAAGATTATAGACTGGTTGGACACTAAATTTGAACCTATGATAATAGGAATTGATGAGGGTTCTGCTGGAAAAGCAGTAATTCCAAGATTAAAAGAACATGAGGAGTTTATCCATAAAGACTTTGCTAAAAAGATTATTCCCATAAACTTCTCATCTAATATTGTTTTAGGAACTGATTCAGAGGGGAATGAAATTAAAAGTAAAACAAAACCTTTTTCTGTTGGAGTATTACAAAATTATACTAACAATCATAAGATTGTATACTCCTCTACAGATTTAGAGATGATAACAGAATTAGAAAGAATGACTTATTCTAAAACTCCTACTGGAGATATCGTATATAGAACTTTAACTCAGACAGGAGGTAAGAAGGGAGAAGACCATTTCACTGCTGCTTTATTATGTGGAGCATTAGCATATTATTTGGAAGTAGAGAGTTTGGATTTTAGAGCAAGAAAGAAAAAACTAGCCAAAACACAATGGTTTATAGGTGGTTAAGATGAAAGAAGAAACTGCTGATATAAAAGAAAAGAAAATAAAACACGCATTTTCAGCTACATATATGAATACATGGGGAGGACTAACTAATTGGAGTCCTGAAGATGTAGATAAATTAGATGTAGATGATATAAATAAATATTGGAAGGTAATAGAAGAGTGTAGATTCTATTATAAAAGAGACCCAATAGCTTCAACTGTAGTAAATAAATTAGTTGAAATAGCAATAACTGATCTACAGTTGGAACAAAATAAACTCTCTGATAATGAATTTAGACTCTTTGAACGTCTCCTACCAAGATTACAAGAATTCTCAGAATCTTGTGCCTTAGAGTTTCTAGTAACTGGATTAGTAGTTCCAGAAATTAAGTATAATTTACTTACACAAGATGAAGTTAAAAAATTGGGAGTTAAAAAGAAAAGTACATTATCACTTCCAACTAAAATGTGGCTACGTGATCCTACAACTATTAAAATAAAATCTCCACTTGTAGGAGGAGATATATCTTATTTTGTAGTTCTTCCAGAAGAGCTAGTACATTTTATCCAAACTAAAGGTAGATATCCAGATGGAACTCTTGATGAAGAATTGTATCAAGAGATCGTTAGAGATTACCCTGAATTTGTAAAAGCTGTGGAAGATGGAAATAAAGAACTTCTCTTAGAAAATGATTTAATTATCCGAAGAAGGGTAATTACTGGTACAGAATTCCCAATTCCTTATCTATATTCTGCATTAGAATCTCTTAAACATAAGAGGAATATTAGAAGGATGGATTATGCAATTGCTGCTAGAATCATAGGAGCTATCCAACTCTTTAGATTAGGAGATAAAGATTTTCCTATAACAGAAGATGATGAAGATGCTTTTGAAGATATAAGACAGCAAATGACATGGAGAAACTCTGGAGAAAGGGACATAGAAAAGATATTCCAATTGTTTGCTAATCATACTTTACAGATTGATTGGATTATGCCAGATGCTAAAGCCCTTTTAGATGAGAAAAAATATGCTGAGATAAATCAGGATATTTTCTTCGCTTTAGGGTTTCCTAGAATTCTTACTACTGGTGAAACAGAACGTTCTCAATCTTCTGATCCAGATTTTGCAGTTATTTCTCCTACTAAGACTATGGAGAGTATGCAAAGAAAGCTTATTACAATTGTAGAAGATATTGTTTATAACATATCTGATAGAAATGGATTTAAAGATGTACCAACTGTTTCCTTTGGGAGGATTAATCTTAACAAGTTAGAAGACTTTACTAATGCTTGGGTTCAGTTATATGAAACTGGAAATCTTTCTAGAGAGACATTTGTAGGAGCATTTGGATATGACTTCAATGAGGAAATTAAAAAGAGAAAACAAGAGGAGGACCTCTTAGAAGAGTTGGGAGTTCCTGCGTATGCACCAGTTCCTTTCTCTCCTCAACCAGAAAGTCCCAATAACACTCAAGAAAAACCAAAAAATACACCTAAAAATTCTGATAAATAGGGTAAATAAAAGGCTAAACGGTGTTTTTGGAAGATTTTTGGTATAATATAGATGAGTGAATACGGTTGCATATATACAGATTCTATAATTAGAGGTATTTAATGAAAAATGCTTTTAAGATAAATACTGACATAGAATTAATACAAGATAAGGACACTGCTGGTGAGGCATTCGCCTCTATCAGTTTAAATCCTTTTTATCAATGGGCAAAGATTGTCGTTACTGACAATAAACCTAATGCGAATAAACACAGGATTCCACAAAGTGAGTTTGTTAATCTCACTAATACAGGTATCTTTGCTCCAGTTAAAATGGCTGAGTCCGAAATTTCTCCAGGACATGATAAAACAACTGGTAAACCAATTGGTACAATTACACAGTTTGCAGTAGAAGGGAACCGACTAATAGCTCTATCTGCACTTTGGAAAAAAGAACGTCCAGATGATATAAATCTGTTAAAAGAAATGTATTTAAATGGAAAACCTCCACAAGTTTCTTGGGAGGTATCTTATGAAAAAGAGCAAGAAGAGGATGATGGTGTTACGGCACTGCTCGGCACAACCCTTACTGGACTTGCAGTTGTATCAAATCCAGCTTATGTTGGTAGGACTACTTTTGTTGCAATGTCCTCGAAAGATAATAATGAAGAAGAGGAGGCTGATTCCGTGGATGAATTAGAAAAAGCTAAAACTCGTATTGCAGAAATGGATATCGAACTAGAAACACTTAAGGAGCAGTTGAAAGCTAAAGAGGACTATGAAGATTTAAAAGCGGAGCTGGAGAATCTCAAAGAATTCAAAGCTGAAATTGAACGTCTAGAGCAAGAGATAGAATTAATTGCGAAAATAAAAGACAAGTTTGATGAGGCTGGCGTTGAAAAAGAAGATGCCTATTTTAGTGAGAATAAGAAACTGCTCTTAGGTCTAGATGCAAATGCGTTAGACTTTATGATACAGGAAATGGTGTCTTTTGCTGCAAAGCAATCACAGGCATCTATAGAAGATGATAATCCAAAAATTCCTGATTTTAAAGGTAAGAAACCTGTTAAAATGACTCCTAAGGAGTTGGCAGACGGTTTACGTGATGTTGATGAAAATAAACGTAAGCAAAAATAATTTTATAAGTAGGAGATAATTAAATCATGGAAATTAATCACTACGGCGATACCCTTTTGGGGCTTGTTGCTCAAGAAAACATCGTTGAAGGTCGTATGATTTTGCTGACTACAAATGTTCACTCTCGGAACTTTGGTAGTCAATCTGACCTTCCAGGAGCTAAACTTCCTGATGATGCTACTGAGTCTACAAGAGCTAAATTTTGTGTAGCGTTTGAGCAAGACAACCGTTCCCTGCCAATCTATCAACCACACCCCGCCTATTCTTGGGCTTTAAGGTATGGATTCGATCAAGATGCTAATGCCCCATTTGAGGCTGAAGTTTATCTTACACATCCTGGGGTTCAGGAAGGTCAAACAATTCCATCCGGTCAGGGTGCAGTAGGAATTGGTGATGAAAGTATTCTCACTGTTCCTTCTGGTGCATATGTCTATAGTGCTGAGATAGAAGTTCCTGGCGCTTATCTAGATGTTTGTAATACTGATGAAGACGGTGCTGATGAGGCTGGAAAACTTAAAGTGGGAACAACGCACCCCGTTGCTGAGGTTGTTAGATACAACGATACAACTAACCGCTTGACCTTCAGAATCTTTGAATAGGAGGTATAAGAAAAATGAATGAGAATGAACTTAATACTGCTGTAGCTGAGCTATTTAAAGCTGGTGATAGGGATGCTTTAGCAGAAATGATCGTAGAGTATATTCAACCAAATCATATTACAGTTGATTTTGTGAGCATGTTGTTAAATGCACGTTCACTTAAGCCTGGAGATAGTTTGGTGAAGAAACTCAGAAAAGGTATTGAAGTTCGTACATTAGTTCCTGGTTCGATTCACTTGTCTAGTGAAGTTACTGTAACTGATCGTGTGAACTATATTCTTGATGGGTCAGACGTTAAAGTGACTTACAATGAATGGGAAATGGAAAACGGTGAGATTGGTACGGTTGGCGAGATACAACGAGAGATGCTTGCCAAACTAAAAGATAGTTTTCAAAACAAAGTATTCACAGCCCTATCCACAATATGGAGTGCTGTTAATACTCCAGATAACTATGTAGCTGTTGGTGGTACTATTACAGCTGAGGTACTTGAAGCTGCTATTGATAGAATAAATCAAACAACTGCTGGTGTGAAGGCTGTTATAGGTGTCAGGTCTGCTATGACCCCAATTACTAAGTTTGGTGGTTTTTGGAGTGATGGGACTAATGTTGGTTATACAGAAACAGCATTAGAAGAAATCCGAAACAAGGGTTATCTTGGCAAGTATTACGGTGCTGATCTACTCATGTTAGACCAAATTTGGGATAACTTTGAAGATGTAAATGCACTATTACCTACAGACAAAATTCTAGTTATTGGAGAGAATGTTGGTGAGTTTATTACTTATGGGGATGTAAAAACTAAAAACTATAGCGATATGAGACCCACGCCTCCACAATGGTTCTTAGAGCTATATCAGCAATTTGGTTTGCTAATATGGGCTGCTCAAGGAATTTATGTGATAGGTGATCTCAGCTAAACAATATAACTTTCAGTTTTTGGGGGTGGTTATGGCTTATTATTTAATTTATTGGATTAACTTTTATTGCCTATCCACCCCCATTTGTATTAAAGGAGGATTAAAATGGATGTCTCTACTTATGGACTAATGCAGACCAATAAACCAATCAGGTCTTACATTAAAACAATATTAGGAAAGGTATTTGTAAATGTTCTAAACCCCTTTACAGATTCTATAGAGGGACGGATTTTAACAGGTGATCCTAGAAAACATCTTAATGGGTCAATAATAGATGTATGGTCAGAAAAGGAAGATGTCTACCTAAGAAATGCTAATCAAAAGCATTTTGAAGAGGGATATATAATTCCTTATGTCAGAGAAGATAAAGAGCAAACTGAAGAGGAACATCTAAACACTTTAAATGATGATGAAGTTGAGAAATTATTGAAGAGTAAGTTTTTTACTCTTAGCAATGCAGTAAATAAAATGACAGCCGTTGCTCCTATTTATAGGACATTAGAGATGGCTAAAGATATGGAAAAGTCTGAAAAAATTATAAAATTTTTAGAGGGAAGAATTTCTGAAATCCAAATGAAGGAATATGAACTCCCTGAAGAAGATTAAAAAAGAATTATATGGCTATTGATGAAAATAATAGGATAGAAGTTGTTCTTCCAGATGACACAATAATAGGTGCTATTGATGGTACAGTCATAGCAGATGTTACAGGTCAAGGTGACGTTCCTATTACATTAGATTCTGAAGTGGTCGATGTTGATGCAACCGGTCAGGGAGACATTCCAATTACACTCGATTCCGAAGTTGTGGATGTTGATGCAACAGGTCAAGGTGATATACCTGTAACATTAGATTCTGAAGTGGTTGATGTTGATGCTACTGGTCAGGGTGATATTCCAATCACATTAGATTCTGAAGTAATTACTGCTGATATAGCAACTATAAGCAATATTGTTCCACAATTTGATGACACCGATAAACAGGCTATAAGTCTGTACGCTAAAAATATTATCGCTGGTGATACCCCTCTAGTGAGTTCTGACTGTGGTGGGCTAAAGACCATGAGTTCTCGCCACTGGCACATGCACAACGGAAACATGTTCACAGCACACATAGACCAAGCTGTGACGAACATTGGTGAAATGACTGTTATTGCTTTCAATACACCAGCGACAGGAGAGATTCACTTATGGATCACAGCGTCTTCAACACACGTCGCAGAATTGTATCTGTATGAGAACCCAAGCATAGACGTAGACGAAGGCGTAGACCTAACACCTATAAACCGCCGTAGAATTGTACCAATACCAACTTCTGTGCTGTCAACTATAGAAACTGCGCCAGAAGTAGGTAAGGTAACGTACTTCTTGGAAGCAGCAGCAGATACGGCGAACATTACCACGACCACAGAAATTGACCATACACCCCTAATTGGTGGTGAGGGAAAAAAAGCGTTGGGCGATAATGCTGACGAACGGTATGGATATATCCTTGCTACTTCACAGCAATACGCTGTTGTGTTGAAGACTGGCACAGACGATGATGCCACACATCACTTAGCGTTGTTATGGATTGAGAGATAAATAGAATATTCGATCTAAACCAGGAAATTTTGGTACTAAAATTTTTATAAAGTAGAGGAACTAGATGGCTATTGATAGTGAAAATAGAGTAGAAGTTGTACTTCCAGACGATACAATAATAGGCACTATTACTGATGCAGTTACAGTTTCTAGATCGGGGACTGCAATTCTAGCATCATCGCCTGTTTCGGCAGGGACTATTTATACAGCTGGCGACAATCTCGGTGGATTACTAACGTTCACTAATGCTGCAAAGGTAGTTGGTGGTGGCGGTAAAATAATGGGCGTTATAATTACAGATGATGCCGGACAAGATGCGGACACAGAATTATGGTTGTTTGATAGAACATTCACAGCCGGAGTAGATAACGCTCCTTGGTCTCCAGTCGAGGTTGAACTACATAATTTGGTTGCTATCATAAGCACTAAAGAGAGTTCCCAAGGCTGGATTGATGCTGGTACGCCGAGTGTATGTGATATTGAAGTAGCCAGACGCTTTAATTGTATTGGAACAAGTCTATTTGGTAGACTAGTAACACGGGGAACACCAACAGAAGTAGCGATTGATGATATTAGAGTTCGTTTAATGTTGAGTCAAGATTAAGACAATGGCAACTTATGATTTAGACAACTTAATCCCTATCTTAAGATTAAAGATTGGTGATATAGATGATACAGCTTATAGATATCCAGATGAATGGCTTTCCATAGCCTTAATAGCTGGTGCTGATAATTTAAGTAAGTGGATGAATTTTAAATATCTATTAGACGATTCTAATCTAATTTATAGGAATCCTAATTCATCTACATTTATCTTTGATGAGGATACCTATGGAGTCCTCGAACCTGGGATTTCCATGATTTTTGTGATCATGGCTGCTTATATTATCTTAGAAGGAAGTTTGGAAAACTCAGCTTGGGATTATGTAAGTTGGAAAGATGCTGAAATTTCTTTTTCTAATTTAGAATCTTCTAGGGCTAGAAATAGAATTCTAGAGAGTCTATGGCAAGAACTCTTAGCTAATATAAAACCTCCTACAAAGAGATTAGCAAGAGCACTAAAAAACTCATTGCCTGGATATTTACAAAACCAATATGAAACAGGAGAACCATCACGGAAAATAAATAAATAAGGAGATACAATGAAAAAAAGGGTACTTTTTTGGGGCGATGCAATCGCTTCGACTGGCTTTGCAACAGTGTTACATAATATTATAGGAAATTTACCTAAAAGAAGTTTTGATAGACACCAGTTAGGAATTAATTATAAAGGCGATCCTCATGATTATGATTGGAGAATATATCCAGCATTAATTGGAGGAGATTATTTAGGACTAAATCGTATAGCTGAGTTTGCAACATTAAAACCAGATGGAATTTTTATACTAAATGATGTTTGGGTAGTAGGAAGATTTCTTAAAAAGATAAAAGAAACTTGGAAAAATATTCCACCTATAGTTGTTTATTTTCCAGTAGATTCAATAGACTTAGATTTAGATTGGTTTAAAGATTTCGATATTGTAAAGAAAATAGTAGTCTACACTAAGTTTGGATATAACGAAGTTAAAAAAATTATTCCCAATTCTGAGATTGAAATTATTCCACATGGAACAGACACATCAATCTTTTATAAAAAATTTGAAACTAGAGAAGAAGCTAAAAAATTATTGTTTCCCAATCAAGATTTAAAAGAATCTTGTATAGTTTTGAATGCTAATAGAAATCAACCAAGAAAAAGAATAGATTTAACCATACAAGCTTTCTCCATATTTGCTAAAAATAAACCTAAGGATGTTAAATTATATCTCCATATGGGTATAAAAGATATGGGGTTTGATATCCTAAAGTTATGTTACCGTTATGGAGTAGATGAAAGATTAATAATTTCTAATACTAAAAAAATTAACCAATCAGTACCTATAGAAAAATTAAATTTAATTTATAATGCAGCGGATATAGGTTTAAATACTGCAATAGGGGAGGGTTGGGGACTCGTAAACTCTGAACATGCAACTACAGGAGCACCACAAATTGTGCCAAATCATAGTGCTCTTACTGAAATATATAATGACTCTGGTTTATTAGTGCCAATATTTCAATGGCTTACAAATCCAGATACTTTAACAGTTAGTGGGTATGTTCATCCGGTAAATGTAGCGAATAGGTTAGAAGAACTTTACCAAAATAAAGAATTATATAATGAATTGTCTAAAAAATCATTAGATAAATGGACAGATGAGAAAGCATCTTGGGAATACATAGTTAAAAACCAATGGGTCCCTCTATTAAAAGATGCCTATAAAGTTTAACTATGGATACTATAACATTAGACCCTACTTTATTTGGACCAATAGTTATACTCATAAGGATAACTTTTGATGGCGAGGTCTATCATGAATTTTTAAATGCTTCTGTAGCTGTTTGTGAATTACTAGATAGTCCTGAAAATGGAGAATTTTATTATAGAGGTTGGATAAACTGGAATCTTGAAAAAATAAATTCTAGAAATTGGGATACATCACCATGACTACAATAACCTTTCCAGAAGATACCGAATCTACTATAGATTCAATAAGAGATGCTATAGGTAGAGAAACAGAATGGCATACAGTTACTTTATCTGGATGTTCAGAATGTAGTCTAGACCCCATTACTAATACATCAACAGATTCCTTCTGTACAGTTTGTAGTGGAGTTTATTGGATACCTACTTATGAGGTAGTAATTATTTCTGGACATATTACTTGGGGATTTTCTGAGCAATTAGGATGGGTATCTGGTGGTCAATTAGCAGAGGGAGAATGTAGAGTTCAAATTAAATACACAGTAGCTAATCTTGGTGTGGTTGAAAATGCTAAAAAGATATTTGTTGATGGAAAAGAAATGCAAATAGAAAAAAAAACATTAAGAGGAGTTAAGAATATTAATAGAATATTAATAGACTTGATTGAAAAGGAGAGTTAAATGGAAGACCTAGATATTAAGGGATTTAAAAAGACTGGTGTAATAATGCAGGGATTTGATATCCTTGATGTTGTAGCTTTTATAGGAAGATTAACTAAAAGATACCAAGCAGTTCTACTATCAAATGTAGAGGAAATTTTAGGTAACAGTCATAAAGACTACCCCCAAATAAGAAAGTTAATCTTAGACTCTAGTAATAATTTTTCTAGGGCGGTTGTTAGTGAGATATTTGGCGAGATTGAGTAATGGTTGATTGGGATATTGGTGAGCCTTATCTAGATAATTTAGGAAAAAACCTGGAACTTTTGAAAGACAAAGTTGAAGATGCTGGTAGATTAAAAGATAGGGCAGAGGTTAAAAAGGTTGCAAGTAAAGCAGCACTTGTTTTAGCTATGGATGATATTCTAGCAGGAGAAGAAGGAAGATCAATAGCTACAAAAGTTTTAATTGAATCCGCTTTAAGAGCTTGTGTAAAAACTGGAGAATATGATTATCCACCATTTACAAGTAAACTAACAGCAGCTATTATAAATCATGGTACTAGATTGTTTGGAATTAGTATTGCAGATAAGAGTATTAAAGTAGACCTATTTCCGTTAGGACACGCTGATCAATGGATAGCTGCCGCTAATGTAACTAGATTAAAATTTCAAATAGGGGATGCTAGAAAAGCTCAAAAACCAATTAAGGGTATGCAAGCTTCTCTACAATTCTGGATGGAAAAGATTTATAAACCAGCCAGAGAGGGTCAACCAGAGCCAGAAAAAAAGAAAGAACGGGCTTATTTATCTCCTGAAATGGAGAGAATGGGAAAACTACTTAAACCAAAAGTATCAGCAGACCGACAAGAGAAATATGATAAAGTTATTAAAGATAGATTAAGCCAGTTTTCTAGTAAAGAGGCTCCATTTTGGCAAGTGATTAATTATGGAAATGCGACAGTTGGACATGGAGGCAAGTCTATGCCATATCCACTGTTTGAACCAACTCACTTTGTTGATGATGCTAGTAGAATTTTAACTAGTTTATTTAGAGAATCAATTAGTATCTGGACACCAAAAGTAGAAGATGCTCTTTATAAGTCAATGGTCAAGGATGTAGAAGTAGAAGCAGAGGGGAGAACTGAGCAAGAATATGTTCAAGAAGTAGTTAGAATTATAAATGAAGAGACTAGGGAAATTGAAGCCGGAAAAGGTCCAAAAGCTATTGGTACAAAAACTGAAACAAGGATTAAAGCAATAGATAAGCTTTATGGATTGTACACAACAAAAACAGGGGTACATCGTAGAGTTCAAGGAGAAGGTGGTAGATTTATCAGGGATACATTAAATATATAATAGGAGATCATATGCTTAGAGAGAGAAAAGAGGACTTATCAGTTTATTATTTTATTGTGGATTTATTTGCCGATATTGGCGATTTTCTCAACATAGTTGATGGTTTCCCAATGGAAGGTTTAGAATTACCAACCTTAGCAATAGATGCTAGAAGTATTGATACAGCTAAGTGGGAGCTAGGCAACCGTACCCGTGTACAATTTAGAACCTGGTATATAGACGTATTCGCTAAAAATAAAACTCAAAGAGATGAACTTGCTTATCGGCTTTTAAATGGATTGGAGGCTTGCATACCTGTGTATGATTATGATGAAGGATTTCCTCCAGATGTAAGCCCAACTGAGTTGGGATGTCTAGAAGTAGAAGATTTAAAGTTAGAGATTATCTTAGTTTTCCCCGAATTAGTAGATAAGTTATATTACAGAGCAACCGTAGCATTCGTGGCAACTTATAATCAATTAACTTAGGAGGCTTTAATATATGGCGAAACGACTCGCAATCCCTTCAGAGGAACTTAAATTAACTATTGTTGGTATTTTTGATGAACTTGATGTCACAAGAGTTCAAAGACTAACAATTAATAAGGATGTTCCTTCTACCGATGTTTATGAAATCGGTAATAACCAGATGGTAGGAGTTACAACTGATGCCGCTAATGTTACATTAACATTTAGTGTGTTTGATGTTGGTATTAGAACTTTTGCTGTGTTATCAGGTAATGATCCAGATGACTATCCTGCTGATGGTGCTGATATCGCTGATTTGGGAGAAGTAGACGCTATTCTTTATGTAAAGAGTGCGACTGTCGCTGACTTTGCTAAATCTGCCCACGCTCATAGATTACAGGTAAGAGACTTTACTTTCAATTATTCTGTTGATGCTGAATCTTCAGAGGATTATACTTTGATAGGTTCATCTAGTAGGTGGTTCAAGAATGATGTTATGGTAGATAGGTTTACTGAAGGAACAACTTCATTCTCTCTTAGTGAGACCCCTATTGTGCTTAATAATGGCAATTATGGTCTATCTGTAATTCTTGATGGAGAGTATCTTGAGGAAGTAGCTGTTGCTCCTGCAACTGGTGAATACAGAATCGTAGATACTACATTAACAACGTTTGACACAAGAACAGAACAAGTTCTTGTTGTTTACCATGCTAATCCTGCTGGTTCAGCTTGGAGTTATGTATCCGATACTAGCTCTCCTGCTGCTACTAAGGGACGTGATGTAACCATTGTAATCGTTGCGGAAACTATCCCTAGAGTACAATCAGTTACCATCAATGGTACACTAAATGTCCAACCTGTTAGTGAAATGGGTAATGCAAATATTGTTGGCTATCAGAGCCAAACTCCTGCTGTAGATGGTACTTTAACCGTATTTGATACAGACACTGAATTACTTGATCTTTTGTTATATGGATCAATAGATTCTGGTGCAACTGAATTTGAATTCGGTGTTGAATGCGTTGCATCTGGTGTAGACCTTGAAGTTCAGATTTACGATCCTTGTGATGACGAATCAATCTTAAAGACCGTTTATATTCCGGAGTTAATACTTACTGGAGATAGTTATACTTCAACAGTAAATCAAAATGCCCAACATACATTCAACTGGAAGTCTAACACTGCTCAAATTGTAGTGTATAGTGGTGCAAAACCTTAAAAATAGAATAGATTTTTAGCCATTTGGTAAAGGAGTAGTTTTAAGGGGCTATAGGGGCGAATAATTTCGCTCATCTATAGCTCCTTTTACATATAAAGAGGAGTTTATAATGGAATCAATAGATAAAAATGACGTGGATATTAGTAGATTATTTCAATGGAAGAAAAAAGTTAGCATAGAATTTATGGGCAAAACATTAAATGCCTATTTAAGAATCATAGGAGATGCTGAGACAAATAGAGCTAGAGTATTTGCTTTACGTAAATCAGCAGAAATGAGGAAAATTCTTAGGGATAAAGATTCTGATGAGAAACTAGCTTATCTTCCAGAAAGTGGAGTTGTACGAAAGGAAGAATTAATACAAGGTTTATTAGTTCTTTATACTAAAGATGCTGGAAATGAAGCTGTTAGGAGTCTAAAATATAATCTTCCTACCGAACCTAAAGCTGATGATAAATTAGAAAAACATGAGGATTACCAAGAAAAAATAGACGACTTCCCTCAATGGAGAGAAGATGCAATTAAAGAATTTATAACTGATAGAGTTAAGCAGTATGAAGAAAAACTATTAAATAAAGATTATGATGAAATATATGAAGAATACATTCATAATTTAATAGACCAAATATGTGAATTAGAAATGCTAACTAAATATAGAGAGATGTGTGTATTTTATGCTACTTATAAAGATGAAGACTTAACTGAAAAAGTTTTTAATGAGTTTGAGGTATTAGAAAATCTTCCTAAAGATGTTAAAAGTCAATTAATTGGCGAGTATAACTCATTAGAGATTAGTGGAGAAGACCTAAAAAAATAGCTAGGAGTAACGCAATAGCTCACTTGTGGTCTATTACAAAAGAGCTAAAAGTTCCTCTAGTTACTCAAATCACACAAATAGAGGACATACCTTATACGGTATCATACGTTGTAAGAAAGAGACAACAAGTGGATAATATTAATGAACTTCCAGAAGAAAAACGTCCTCCTGAACTAATGATTTGGGATGGTAGCGTAGATGAATTAAACGAATGGATTAATAACACTCTTTCTGGAAAACGAAAAAGTACCGCAGATATTGTTATAGATAATGTAGAGGGCTAATATGGCTAACGATCTTAGTAAATTAACTCAAGATGTAAAAAATACACAATCAGAAGTAGATATTTTAAAGGGTAAGATAGTTGAACTTACCCAAGCCCTTGAACAACTTCTACTTACTGCTTCAAAATCTGGTGGAATTGCCACACCTGCTGGACTAGAAGCTAGTAAACAACGTGTGTTGGAAGACCCTGAGAAATGGGGTGGTAGGACTGGTGGTGGTTCTAGAATACGAATCAAAGAAGAAGCAGAAGAAATAAGAAAACAAGCACAAGCAGTTAATAATGTATCTAAAGAGTGGAGAGAACAATCTACCCTTTTGGATAGAGTAAAAGGTCAGTTAAAAGAATTACAGAAAACACCAATTCAATTAGACCTTGACATTACTAATGCACAACAAAAATTAGATAATCTTAGAAAATTAATACGACAGGCTCAGGCTGAACTAAAAGACCTTGCATTTGGTTCAGGTGGTCAAGTAATGAGACCTAGTGTAGGTAGTGATGATCCAAGTAAGTATAGAGTTCTTACAGATAAACAAATTGATAAAAGTTGGGGAGGAGAAGATGCAGAATCCTTTAAAAAGTCTGCACAAAGTATTAGAGATAAAATTGCTGCTTTAAACGATTTACAAAAAGAGGAAAAAGAACTAACCTCTACATTTGAAGAGAGGGCAGAAGCCCAACGAGAATTAAATAAAATTCAAGATGCAGAGAATGCTGAGAAAAGGGTTGCTGATATTGCACAAGAAGTTTCTCAGGAGAAAGAACTAACTGGTGCAATAAGGGAACAGACACAAGCTCGTCAAGAATTAGCTCAAGAGAGGAAGAGGGTAAGGGACACACTTCCTCCATCCCCTGATGAATTAATGGATGGATTGGGTACGGGACCAAAAGGTACAAAAGAACAAAGAATTTTTAGTGAAGATGAGGGACTCAAAGCATTAGCTGGACAAAGTAAAGAGGCAGAGGTAGCAGCCAAGAGTTTGCAAGTAGCAATAGAGAATGTTAATAAAGAAATTGGTAAATATGGCGATAGCGTTACTGGACAACAGACATCCATAAGGCTTTTAGAGAATGGACTTAGACAATACGATACTACAATAGTAACTGCTGGTGGAGCTACTCGTAAGTTTACTCAATATTTAGATGAAAATAATAGAATTTTAACTAAAGCCCAGGTAGAGGCTAGAGAAACTGCGGCTGCTGCTAAAGAACTAGCTACTGCATTCAAAAATGCTGATGCGGCTAGATATGATATTGCAGCTAAAGCTGCAGCAAAAGCTGGATTTGATCCAGAGAAAGATTTAAAAGATGTATATACCCAACATCCATCCGGAGTAAGTTTCTTAAAATATGAAATGGAGGATGGTATGGGAGTAACCCAAAAGTATGAGGTAGTTCTAGATAAGTTTGGTAAAGAATTAAATAGAACTAACAGACGACTTTTGGGTTTTGCGGAATCTGTTAAAAAGAATACAATTGAGTTAATTAAATGGTCAGTTGGTGTTACATTAGTTTATGGTACTTATTATAAATTTCAGCAATTATTAGAAACAGCTATAGATAATCAATCTAAACTAGCCGTTGTTGCAGTTACTTTGGGTAATGCCCAAAGAGATTTAAATGACATTTTTGATGATGCGGCTAAAGTAGCATTATTAACTGGTGAAAGTATTAATGCTGTATTAGAGACTTATACATACGCTTATAGAGCAGTTGGTGCAATTGCCGATCCAATGATAAGAACTGCTAAAGCAAATCAATTATTAACAGATGCTACTATCCTTAACAAACTATCTTCATTAGATGCAGCCTCATCTATTGATGTGTTAGCAGGTTCTTTACGACAGTTGCAAGGTCCAGCTATGACTGTGGGAGAGGCATTTGATTATGGTACTGATCTATTAGATAAATGGGTAGTAACTACAAGAAATGCTAATGTTGATTTAGCTACATTAGCCACAGCTTTTTCAGTAACTGCTGAGAGTGCAATGAATGCGGGTATGTCTGTAGAGGAATTAAATGCTGTTATTGCCTCATTAGCAGAAAAAATTGGTGGTTTAGGAGGAAGAGAAACTGGTAATGCAGTAAGAGCATTAATTGGTGGTGTTTACCAAGAACAAGCTACCACTATTTTAGCTAAGTATGGTATTGCTGTGAAAGATACTGCTGGACAAATGAGAGACTTCTTAGAAATCTCTAGAGATATCTATGAATTATACGACCAAGAAATTATTTCAGCTAGTGAATTAAATAAAATTGGTTTAGTATTGGGTGGTGGAGTTAGACGTGGGCAGCAATATGTAGCCTACTTATCAGATTTTGGCAATGTTTTGGAGATAGTAGAAAAGCAGTCAAATTCCTCTGGAGCATCTCAACAAGCTCTCGGAATTATAATGGATACACTCCAAGTTACATTAACTAAATTAAGTAACTCTGTTCAAAACCTTGCACAAACAATGGGAACTGAGGGAGGATTACTAGGAGCAGCTAATTCAGTTCTAAAGGTGATGACATTTTTAGTAGATACAACAGAACAACTTGTATCTCTATTTGGTAAATTAACACTTCCAGCTGCATTACTTGGGTTAGGTGCTGGTTACTTTAGTTTAGGTGGGTCAATAGGACAGGCTAAACGTGCTGATTTTGCTGGTAAAATAGGTAGTGGTACTCAAAATATGATGGGTGGAATGATGGGAATGCTTCCATTTTTCCAAAAATCAGACCTTCAAAATATAAAACCTGTAGTTGGTTCAGATGGAAAGATAAGTCATTTCCAAAAAGTCCCAACTGGTCTTATTGCTCTTCCTCCTGGTGTATCTATGGGCGGGATACAAAAAACAGGAGCACAAACGATCCCTGCACGTGCAGGAGCATTTATGCAGCAGAACTATTGGGGAATGATGCCTGGTGCATTAGCTGCTGTAAGTAGAGTGGGAGAAGAAGATTATGCTGGTGCTGGAATAACCATGGCTGCTACTATTGGTGGAGCTTTAGTAGGAGGACCTTGGGGAGCGTTATTTGGTACTATGATTGCAGAAACATTTATAGCAGGGATGAGAGATGCTGAAGCTGATCTAACTGATATATTAGTTTCTCCATTACAAGAGTATACAGAAGAGGAGAAAGGAGTAGTAGAGCTATCTGATTTAGAGGCAAGACGAAAAATAAATACAGAAGCAGTCTTAGCAGAAGGAACGATTCCAATATTAGGTTTGCTTGATACATTCGTAAATAATATGAATGCTAAGATTTTTCAAGCATTTGGAGCAGAAGGTGCTCCCATATATGGTCAACCAACTAATCTTTTTGAAAAGCCAGAAAAACTTGGTTATATAAAACCAGGTGTAAAAGTAGATGAGATGGCTCTAATGTATCTAGAGTTAGAAGCAGCTAGATATGATGCATTGAAGAAGTCTGGAAGAGCACTTAATGATGCTACCAAAGCAAGACATCAAGAAATTCAAGTTTTAATAGAAGAAGCAAAACTATTAAGTTCCAGATCATTAGACCCAATCTCAATAGATAAATCTACTTTTTCTATAGAAATGAAACGACTTAATGAAGATTTTGGAGGTTATCTCAATGACCTATCAGTAGGATTTCAAAAGCAATTACGTACTCAAGTGACAGAAGGAGAAATCCCTACTAAAGAATTTACAACAGGTCTTGAAACTGCTCAAGGTGCTAGACCTAACGTTCTTGCAATACAAGCAGCATTATCAATTGCATCAGGAATTGCTGAAATGAGGGGTGAGGGAGAAAAGATACCTATAACCAAAAAGAACATGGAAGAGTTTTTTAATTTAGTAACTGAGGCATCTCCAGATGTTGTTACTACCCTTACACAAATGACCACTAAAATAGTTGACCTTTCAGCAGGATTAGATTCTTTAGAGGGATTGGATGTAACTGCTACAGTAAATATAGAAGGAATAGATTGGACTAGGGAACAATTAGAGGATCAAATAATAGAAACTCTTAAAGATATACCGATTTATGCCGAGTTTGCTAAAGATGCATTAGAAGACATGGCAATGGCTAAAATTCCTCAACCTCAAATGGTTATGACAGGATTTGAAGATCGAACTACCGCACAAATGGATATGGTAATTCAGAAAGCTAGGGATTTACAAGACGAACAATTAAAAGCCATATATCAAGCCGATCCTACAGATGAAATGGGTATAGATTGGTATGAATGGCAAACAAAACAAGCTGGAGATGCTCAACCTATTTTCGTTTATTTAGGTGAATTAATGGGATATCATATGGCAAAGGGACTTCTTGGTACAGAATACCTAAATCAAGCTCTTGAAGATTTAGTTAATTCAATGCAAATTCCTGATTTAGAATTTGGATATCAATTTCTTGATACAACCCAAGCCCAAATGCAAACTATAATGCCACAATATGAGGCGATAAGACAATCTATTCTATCTGCTGGTGGAAAATCTGAAGAATCTGCATTACTAACATTTTTTAGTAATTCTTCTAGTCCAGTTTATATGCAAAAAGATTGGACAATTATACAGTTTCTATTAGGTCAACTTCTAAAAACAGAACAAAATGCATTAAAAACAAATAGAGACCAGCTAAAAGCCGCAGAGAAGCAATTGGAAGGCATTTATAACCTCCCTGGTGGAGCCAGTTTTTATGTGCCATTTGATGCCTATGCTATGAAGTATAAACCAGAGGAAGAAGGTGGTATTCCAGATTTTGAAATACCAGTTCAAGATTTTCAGATTGCAGTTGATAAATTTGGAAGTATATTAGATCAATATAAGAATTATAATGTAGAGGCTATTCAATCTCTTGTAGGTGTATTTGAGTATATGGAAACTCAATTTGATAAGAATAGACCAACTCAACCAAAAACCTATGATGTAGAGGCTATTCAATCCCTTGCAGGTATGAAATTTCCTGAAGAACCTATTGATACAAATGTTTTAAATATTGGAGATATACTTATGACTGCTGGTGGAAATCTTTTAGAAAATATAGTAACAGCCCTGACAAAAACTTTTGAAGTATTCTTTCCACCGAAAACTGAAGAATCAACTTCTGCTGAGGATGCAAAAACCATCAAAACCTATGACGTAGAGGCTATTCAATCTAGTCTATCTCCTTTAACATCTAAACTTAGTGAACTTGTATCCCAATTAACCCTTCAAAATAAGCAAGGTCTCGGAAGTACTGAGTTTGATCTAGCAGAAACTCTATCTGGAGGGGCAATTACTTTGTCAGATATTAACTTCACAACTCCAGATGTTTCTACTAAACTATCAATGAATGTAGATGTGAGAACCACACTACACCTTGATGGACAGGAAATATGGGATTCTATTAAAGATTATGCCCGTACAGACCTAGTTAATTATGGTGGAGTAGCTGGATCAGCTAGTGCGAATTACACATTTGCATAAGGAGTAAATTATGCCTTGGACTTATAATAGTATACGTATCTATGTAAACGAACTAAATGATACCGATATACAGGAAGTAGCTAAACTTACTCCATTTGGTGGAGGAAGTATTTACCATGTATTTGGTTATCAAGACCCTGCTACAAAAATATCTGGTATCATAGTTGGATTAGATGATAGAGATTCTTTACGTGCTTGTAAAGAAGATGGTGGTATCTATGAATTAGATACTCCTTGGGGGGTGTGGTGTAGTGGTTATCTAAAGCAACTGACCAGTAAATTACAGAATTCATATTGTCAGACCATGAGAGCAGATTTACCTGATGATTCTCCAGTATTTGTAGTTGAATTGGAGATATATAACGAGGAGTAATGGGAAATCCTTCTAAAACTTTAAGTGCTACTATAACTGGTGTTGATGTAAATAAAAAAACATCAGTTAACATATCTAATTCACATGATTCTGCCGTAGCAATAGCTACTATTTCTTGTACAAATACTTCTCTAGAAATAGGAGACCCTATTATAATAAACTTAGGTTACACAACTGGAGTTGTAAAGGTATTTGAAGGTTATGTTAAAAATGTTAATTATGATGTACCAAATGGATTATATGCAATAACTTCTCATGATAAAATGGTTAGAGCAGTAGACTTCTTTATGGTTTCAGAAAGTGCAGAAGACCCATTTACTTTTAACAACATGTCTGGTGAGGATTTAGTTCAATGGGTTTTAGAAATGAGTGGGCTAACAAGTTTTCACCTAGATGAAACCTATTTTACATTTGCAGTTCATCATGATGGAGAGTTTAATGTAGTAAGTTCGTACGACTATGCTAAAAATATATCTAGAATCTTAGCTTGGAATTTATGGATGGATGAGAATGGAGTTGTCCAATTTACAAATAGAAAACCCTTTCCAATGGATGGTTCTTTACTCCAACCAGGAGACCCACCATTTGGCATAAATGACGCATCAGGTATTTCCCTAACTGATGATGATATCCTTAGTATAGGATTAAACAAACATGAGAGAGACTTAAGAAACAAGGTAGTTGTTTATGGGTCAGAAGCTATAAGTGCTAATTCTTCGAGTGCAACTTCTTATAATCCTTTAACCGATGCCTACGAACAGGTTCTTCCGATTGATTATTACAAAACATCCGTTTTAGCTTCTCCCATAATTACTGATCAAAACTTTGCACAAGATGCTTGCGATTATAACTTATCTTTATTAAATAGGATATCAGTTGAAGTTTCAATAAGTATAGAAGGAAACCCAAATCTACAGTGTAGAGATTGTGTTAATTTAAATCAAACTACTTTAGACGCTACTGCAAATAGGTTATGGTACATTTATCAAGCAGAACACAACTGGAGTAGCCAAGGCTATTTAACAACTATGACTTTAAGAATTTAATATGATTGAAATACTTCATAATACAACAGATATAACAAGTTTAGTTATATCCTATTCTAGAACACAAGAGATATGCTCTGGAACAGGAACTCTTGATATTGTATTATCAAATGAGGGAAGGTCTTATTCTGTTTGGGATGTTATTGAATTATCTGAAGATGGGACTAAAAAGGGTGAATATTTCATAACAGAGACAGATGATGATAAGAATACTGGCACTACATTAATAAATGCTCAGGATGGTTCTAAAAAATTAACAGATTATTATGTTGATGAGGTTTATGAAGTTGAATCAGATACATATACACGCCCACTAATCACCATGTATTTAGACTTAGCTGGTGTTTCCTATTCATTTACAGCAGGAAATGGGGTTCTTATAGGTGCAGGAGCTTCCTTTGGAATGGGAAGTGCATATGAAAATATTATGACTTTGCTTCAATATAGTGGTTGGTATATGTATTTCAATTCGGTTAATACTTGTATCATAGGTAAATTGGCAGTTAACCCAAGTGGTGCTGAAGAAATAACAGATGCTACTATTCTATATATAAAAAAGCATAAAAATGATGATATGCTAAGAAATAAAGCAGTAGTATGGGGAGGTAGTGCATATCCAGAAGGAGGGATGGTTGGTGTAAGTAAACAAGTCCATACACCTTGGAATTATGATAGAAATGATTTAAGAGCAGTTGTTATATCTAATGGAAATATTAGAGATTATCCCTCTGCCAATTTAATGGCTAATAAATTAATACAGGAATTTGCTAGAATAACTATAGAAAAAGTAATAAACATAGCCGGTCCAACCACACTTTCTATAGGAGATTATGTAAGCATAGATTCTAAATGGTGGAGAGGTTCTGGACTAATAACTACTAATGCAGCTTCGTTTAGTGCAAATGATGGATTTCTAACTAATATTGTTTTGGATCAAAGATGTCCACGATTGTTTGGTTTTTGGAAAAAATATCCCGATCCAGAAGACCCAACTGATTTTGATTATATTTATGTTGGTACTAATGGAGCAGGAGTGCGAAGAAAACAAATTAGTGATATAATTTGGAGCAATTATTCAGAAGGTCTTGAAAATTTATCCATTATAGATTTATTTGTTAAAGATGGAACAGTCGTATGTGTAGCAGAAGATGGATACTTATATATAAGAACAGAGAAAGAATTATCTTGGACTAAATACTCTCATGGAAATTTAATAGGAACAGGTGAAGCATCCTATTTAGAAGAAGATATACAGGCAGTAGCTTGTTCAATTAATAGCGAGGGAGTTGTTATTTGTGGATATAATTCCTCACCTGATGCATGGGTAATAGGAATAAATAATGAGGGAAACCAAGTTTTTGTAGATCAAGTTCAATATACACCCCTTGGAGGAGGAGATTTAGTAACAGATGTTACCATATTTGATTTAGAAGCTTATAATTCTAATACTAATGTTATTACAACCGCAGGATCACTTCAAGCAGAAGGATATAGAGCACGCCAAAGTACCAGGATGACCGCCTATCCTACTAGTACTTCCACTGGTACTTTTACTATTGGAGATGATTCCAATATAGTATCTACTTTAGGAGAGGGTGGTTTATATGATTATCGAGAAGAAGATATTGATCCAGAATCTGTTACTTTTCCAAGTGGTATTACTCCATTAATAGATAAATTTGGAAGTAATTACATGTTTGCATTTAGCATTGCTGATGCATGGTGTACTTGTTCTAAAATAAATTTAAGTACTCTTGATGTAGAAACACATACTTTTTTATATCCTCCTGAAATTCTTGGTTATCCAGCTTTAGGAGGAGGAGTGAATGCAGTTTATCAAAGGGATGAAAATAGTTTTGCTATTATTACTTCTGGATATGATAGCCCATATTCACTTGTTTACGGATTTGAATACACATTTGGAGAGACAGTACATCCAACCGCATATTTAATGGGAAGACTTACTGGTGGAAGTGTAATAGATTATACTTTATTAGGAAATACTGTTTTAATAAGACACGATGGAGAATGGGATGAAGAAACTCAAACTCCACCCCATATGGCTGCAATGAGTAGACTGTGGACTTATAATCTAGATTCTTTCTCTGCATTCGCTTATGTTTTTAATTCAATTTCAGAAACATCATCTATAGATGGAAATGATAGTCAATATTGGCAAGAACTTCTATATGGTACTCCTATGACTGCTATGATGCCAGGTCCAAATTCTGCAACATTCACAACTTTATGGACAAAATTATGGCAATGGCACTGGACTCCTCCTCCCCCCTATCAATATTTCTTTCAAGATGCAATTAAAATAGTACATCAGAGTTTTGTAGTAACAAAAGATTCTGATAGTGAAAATGTTACTATATTTATGGGAGGAGAAATTATAGATGAATATTACACTAAAGAAAATGATAGACGTATTGATGAAACTATAAATAGAGCTGGATTGACTGCTGGTGGGGGGTGCATGATGCAGTTCGATATAGTTGATAGAGAAGATGATACACCATCTGGTATTGAATATGCCCATCGTATCTATTCATTTAATCAAGATGGTATCAGAGTTGGAAGAATGGCAACTTATAAAGGAGTAGAATGGGGTACTGCTTGGACTGACATTTATGCAGGAACATATTATCATTTTGGAGTAAGTGGGAAATTTTATGAACCTATTTGGCTTTCATTATATACAGAAGGTACTGATAAATATATCATTTTTAGGAATTTAACAAACGCTACCTATAGAGTAAAATGTTATCCAAATTACATTACAACAACTTTAGGAACTGAAGCGGAGGTTGGCTCATTAAGTTTTGCCTATGTATTTGATGACAATGATCGTACTATTTATGTTAGAGGAAAAGATAGAACTTTTGCTAGTGTAAATGCATTATTTGGATTTAGTCTTGTTGGTGGAGAATGGAAAATAACTAAGGAATTTATTACAGGACATACTTATACAAGTCCTAGTCTTTTAAGAGAATTTGTAATTGTCCTAGTAAGTGGAACAACTTATAGGCTTATAAAAGGATTTCCAGTTGGACCACCTAGCAATACATTAGCTCATGTTATTGGTGAAAGTTTTGAGGCAATTCATGAACCTGGAGGAAATCCTACTGTAGAAATTAGCAAAGGTTCTCCTATAGAAGTTTATCATAAAGCAGGTGTTTTTGCAACAGATAGTGCATTCTTATACCAAAATTCTTTTCCAACTATATCTGGATGGTCAGAAATAGAATCAGCAATACCAATACACGATTTAAGAGTTTTTGATATTATTGACCCGACTACATTTACTATAGCTAGTGGATATATAGGAGATGAATTACGTTGGGTTGGGGTGGCAACAACTACTAATCTTAAAGCTTTCCCAACATCTTTATCTGGTGATCCTATTACAATTGCTGAGTTTGATGGTACTGTCACTCATTTTGAAACAACAAACTATAATGAAAACCCTTATCTTTTTGTGGCAATATCGGGTAGTGGGGCAGGTTTTTGGCAACGTAGCCAAGATGGGGCTGAGTTTGAAGAGTATTCTCTTGGATTACCATCTGAGCATGTAACAATTATCAGGGCAGACGATAGGATTTAATATGCCAAATTATTATAGATTTGAACAGCAATTTTTCCAATATTTCCAAAATTTGGAAAGAAATATTAAGGCTATGCCTCTCTATTTAGGTGCAGGTAGCGGTGCTGGAGGTACTATTGTTGGACAACTTCCACAAATTAGGGTTTCATATGACTACGAAGAATTAGCCACTAATACTACATCTGGAGCACCTAGTTTATTAGATAATCTTAATCATATTAGATATGATATAGAAACACTACAAGATGCTTATCTAAGTGGATCAGGCTCTGGAGCAGGATTAACCCAAGGTCATATTATTTATGATGAAGAAATTGAATTAACACAAAGAGAGAAATTAACTTTAAGTGGTGCAGGAGTTACTATTGTTGATAATGAATCTAATGATTCAACTGATATATTCTTAGAATCTGTTCTATCATTTCCTGAGCTAACAGATACTCCTAGTGGGTCTTATGTAACAGAATCTGGTAAATATATAAAAGTTAATTCAGATGGAACAGAATTAGAATATGGAACTCCTCCAGTATGGGGAAATACAATTTTAAGGTTGGATGGTGAAGGGGAAGTTACTGAACAATACGATGCTGATGAACCTGGATTAAGAAGTGCTTTAGATGATTCAGCAAGTGGAGATGTTATATTATTACCACCAAAAACAATTACAATAGTCAATGATGGCATAATAGCAAATGGTACAGGTGCTTTAGTTGTTCCTGATGGTGTTTGTATTAAAGGAATGGATAGAGAAAAAACAGTAATCTATGCTGATATTTCTACTGCAACAGCTAGTAGTAGGTGTTTAATCTTTATGGAAGGTAGTTCTGATCTAGACAATTTAACTGTTAATTACACTAGAAGTACAAATGCTGGACATCTTGCCTATGCTATTTATAGGACAATAGATTCGGGATCAAATACTGGTGTTACTTTTGCAGATGTAACGGTTGTAGCAACTGGAGTACGTGTAAGTGGAGTACATGCACAAATTTATAACGACTCAAATAAAATACGTGTACCAGTTGATAATTGTTGTTTTATGGTATACGGTGGGGCTGGTTCATTAAATAAATTAAAAGGGTATTCTAGTACTGGTCGTGAGCCAATTATTATAAGAGATAGTGTTTTTTATACTGATGATTCTTCTGTAGAAAGTGGAACAACTTCTGTAACTATATATGGATTAAAAGTAGAAAGTAATAGTTATGTAGATAATAAAATAATATTAGAAAATTGTAGAACTTATTCTCATATAACTGACCCATTTAATGAATATATTTATACACGTTCTTACGGATTATTTGGAAGTGATTTTAATTATACTCTAAATAATTGTACATCTTTTGCAATAAGTGATAGTGATTGTAGTTATGCAGGAGCACTTGGTATAAATATTACTAATTATTCCACATTAGGTGGAAAAATAAATGACTGTATTGCAATTGCTACATCAAATGCAACATTAATAGGAAATGAGACCACAGACTATGTTACCTATCCTACATATGGACTCTCACCTGGAAGTTCTATTGTAGAGGGTGGTTATTTTGAAGGTATTGATAATAATGTAGGTAAGGCTTTAGGTATTCATCTTTCTTTATCCGATGCCTATATTTATAATACAGTAGCTAAGGGTGATGATGGAGATATTTACATTTATAGGGCTAATTATGTTTATCTATATGGATGTCAATATGATACAATAACTAAACATAGTGCTCCCCCAAGTGGTTCACAAACCGTAGTATATTTACAGGGGGATAGAAGTGCATACGGAGTAGAAGATTATCATGCATCAGATATAGAAAATGATATTTTAACCAGACATTTACCTCTACCGACTATTTCTGGCTATGTTGCTGTATCCACAGGAAGCAAATGGATATTAGATCAAGTAAGTGGGGCTGGTGGGGGAGTAGATACTTTTCTAGAATTAACTGATGCACCTTCTTCATATGTAGGAGAGGGTAATAAAATAATTGCAGTTAAGAACACAGAAGATGGGTTGGAATTTATAGTTCAAAGTGGTGCTGGTTCGGGGGCTGGTGCAAGTACTTTATTAGAACTAACAGATACTCCTTCCTTATACACTGGTGAAATTGGGAAAGTTTTAGTAGTGAATGAAACTGAAGATGGTATGGAATTTACTACTATGAGTGGAGCAGGGGCTTCTGAATTTATAGAACTAATAGATACACCTTCTAGTTATGCAGGTCAAGCTGGTAAGTCTGTGGTGGTTGCTTCTGGTGAGACTGGATTAGAATTTACTGCAATAAGTGGAGCAGGAGGAGCTTCAGATTTTGTGGATTTGGGTGATACCCCATCTAGTTATTCAGGAGAAGGTAATAAATATTTAGTTGTTAGTAATGAAGAAGATGCAGTTGGATTTACAAATTTACCTGCTGACTTAATAAGCGGAGCAGGAACAGATAAATACATTGCCGTCTTTAATGGTCCTACATCTATTGCTGGCGATAGTGGTCTCCAGTGGGATGGAACAATACTAACAATCAACTCTGGATTGATTGTTAATGAGGTTGGTGATGACGTAGATAGTAGGTTTGAAGGCAGTACAGATGAAAATCTATGGTATTTAGATGCTGGAAATAACAGGATTGGCATTGGAACTCCAAGCCCTGCACACTCCCTTGATATTCAACAAGTTTGGGGAGCATTACGTGTTAAATCTACAACCGCCACCAACATGGCACAGATATATGCTTCTAACGCAGCAGGAGGTGGAACACAGATTGCTAAAGAAGGCAGTGCGGGTGGTCATGCGCTTACTGGTTCAATTCCATATGCATCAATTTTAGCTACAAGCGGTAATTATCCTCTCCAGTATGGTATTGATAACGTAATTGTATCAACATGGTATAAAGATCATAGAATCGGTTTTGGATTAGTTCCAACCGCAAACATGGAAGGATTGTCAATTGAAGCAGGACTTTTAACTCTTAAAGAGAGAGCAACTCCAACCGCTGATGCTAACTACGGGAAAATATATACAAAAGATGATAATGATCTCTATTTTCAAGATGGAGAAGGGGTAGAGCATAATGTTAGTAGTGGTGCTGGAGGAGGAGTTGATACTTTCCTGGAATTAACTGATACTCCAGCAGATTATACAGACCAAGCAGGTAAATATACAATAGTTAATGAAAGTGAAGATGCACTAGAATTTGTCACTCTTAGTGGATATGTTGATACCTTATTAGAATTAAATGACACACCTGCCACTTATAGTGGAGCTAGTGGACAATCCTTAGTAGTAACTTCAGGAGAAGATGGAATTGAGTTTGTTACTATAAGTGGTGGTGGTGGTGTAGAAACCTTCTTAGAATTAACTGATACTCCTGCGGACTATACAGATCAGGCAGGTAAAGTTGTTGTAGTTAATGTAGGTGAAGATGCACTAGAGTTTGTTGAACCTTCAAGTGGAGGATCAGTTTCAACCTTATTGATATTTACGGCATTACATGCCGAATTACCAGCTACTAATTTTGCTACATTTGATACTAGAAACCTGCACGCTGTTTTAGATTTTGATGATACAACTGATGAATCAGCGATTTTTTCTGCGATCCTACCACGATCATATGCAGAAGGTGGACTTAAAGTTTGGATTCATTTTTGTATGGAAACGGCTACCTCAGATAATGTGATCTGGAATGTTGCATTTGAAAGGATAGGAGAAGTTCTAGATATTGACGGGGATAGTTTTGCAGCTGCTCAATCATCTGGTGCAATAACTGTACCTGGAACGTGTGGATTGGTTGAAATGTCTAGTATTTCATTTACAGATGGAGCACAAATTGATAGTTTAGAGGCAGGAGAAGGCTTCCGCATGATGGTAACTCGTGATGCTACCACAGATACAGCAGCGGATGATGCAGAAATTCTCTACATTGAGATCGAGGCAATATAATGTCTAAAGGTGTATTTTCAACATCAAATCACTATTATGGAA